GAAAATGAGTTCGATATCGAAAACGATACAATTATATGCGATCAGTGCGATTCAGTTCTTCTAATCTCTGATTGCGATAATGATGACGGGTATTCCGCATGTATAATTTAGGCTAACGCAGAACTCAGCCGGAGCGCAGAGGCTGGATTGCCCTTGTTATCTGATTTAAGGATATACATAATGATAAAAAATAAATCTCGTAAATATTTAAAACCTGCATTTTTTTGCCCTTACTGTGGTGTCAAAATTTATAGTTTTATTCTGCTGGCAAGAATAGCAAGCAATGGCACTGACGCTCACACTTATTATCAGTGTTTAAAATGCCAAAGAGAATTTCAAAAACCATTAACGGTATTTATTTAATCAAAGTCTGGAAACGGCTGAGGGGGTGAGATGATTAGTTATTGTTTTTACATAGCAGGTAGTATTTGTTTTTTAATCGGTTCAATAATTGCAGTGATTAACTATAAATAGGTGAACCTTGGTTCAGACAATTCTTGCAAGTTCCCCCGATTGTGAAATCATCATCCAAACGACAAACCCGACATTCCTTGAGGGGACAAGGGTATATCTTGGGGACTACTACCAGACATACAGATATTATGCTGCATCAAGGGAACTGCTTTTTATTGATTATTATCCTGCTTGGCTTGAAGCGTTTAAGGATGATCCTGAATTATACAAGCAATATTATTTCGACACGACACACCCCAACTTAGAGGGAACTGAAACGGTTATCATGCCCATATTGAGGGAGTATATATTTTAAAAAAAGGCGGCAGCTCAATAGCCACCGCCCATTCCTTTTTATTCCGAAATAAGCAATCCAGCGAACACTACAACCCTGCCGGAATCACATAATCATCCAACCCATACCGCACACCAACAACAGCCGTTTTTGAGGCGGCGAAATTTCTTGATGCTTCACCCGTTGATACATAGCCGGATCATTCGGGATTGCGCCGCCGTCTTTCAACCAATCACGCCCGTTTTTATACATCTCCGCCCGTTTATTTAAGCAGCCGGGATCTGTTGACTTCTCGCCAAACCAGACCAATTTCCAATCACGCTTCCAAGTCTTACCACAAGAGACAACGCCCGTCCCGTACCCGGCATCAATAAAAACAGCGTCCGCCTTTTCCTGATCCTCCAAATCAGCCAGCATCGTTGCCACCTGAAGATCGTTGTCATTCTTGGCAAAAGTACGAAGAATCTTAAAGGCCAACCCCTGTCTTAATCCTATTACACCTTCATCGTCCCCTTCCCATGCGTTATCAAGCGTTAATATCTTCGGTGCCCATTCGTATTGGTCAGGTCTTAAGTGCTTACCAAGAGCTTTGTCAGCGTCTTCCGTTGAGATAAATTGCAGGGTTGACATAGATGGGAACATTCCCCGGACACGAACTTTTACAAAGTCGGAGTCCAAACCATAATCTTCAATCCACTGTTGTATTTTCTTTTTATTAGCTATCTTGCAATTACGGGAATCAATTTGTCTTGTTATCCAACGATGTTTAAACTTTCCAAAGCAATCTTTAAATCTACCGACGTTACGGGTAGGATTTCCAAATACTATCCATAATTTCTCGGTGTTATCATCCAACATAGCTGGCTCTGCATATTCCCAAATCTTATCGGCAATTGCCGAACCTTCGTCTTTAAAAATAAATATTCTTTTCCCCTCGTTATGCAGACCGGCAAACGCTTCTGGGTTGGTAACGCTCCACGGAATCGCATCAACCCTCCAGTTCTTCTCGTGTAACGGATTCGATGAATACATTGCCGTCGCTGTAACGATAAACCAATGTTTGTTAATAGATAGATTGTGCCACTTTGCCACTTCCGGCCATGTTTTAGTGCGTAACTGCGTATCGGTATTGGCCGTGATAATTCCCCTTGTATCTTCAAACGTGGACATTGCCCAATGTGTCAACCATGCAATAAGAGCTGTTTTACCGATGTCATTGCCGGATGCTATGGCAATCTGAATGGCCTCGTCAATCGTGAGCAATCCATTGCCAACGGCCTTCAGAATATCGATCTGCCAATCATCAGGATATTTGTCTTTGAGCGACCCTTGCCCCCAGGGAAACGCATAAAGCACGAACCCCAGCGGATCGTGCGTAAATCCGGCAATGTCGCTTATAAGTTCTTTTTCGTAATCAATGGCTGTGTTCATTTAACCACCAAACAACAATATTGCAGATTGCGATTACAATAAATGGCGCAATCAGTATAAGAACGAGGGGAAACATTACTGCGCCCCATCCGCTTCTTTAATGATTTCGTCACTTGGTCGCAATCTGGCCGCTTCCAGCCGTTGTAATTCTTCCTCAATGGACTGAGGTTCTCCTGTGGCCAACACCTGGTGCGCTTTGCTCAACAGAGCAATCGCGATACTCAAAATCTGGATAGCTGTTTTCGGGTCCATTATTCCACCTCCATCAAACCAAACTTCTGTGCCAACGTAATAAATTCCGTGGACAGAATTAAAAGGTTATTCATTGCTACGGTCGCTTTCTGCTCTGCGTCTGCCGTACCGATGGCGATCATGGCCTTTCGTGCGTCAATGGCGTAATCCTGCGCGAGTTTGAATTTGTCGTAAGCGTCCCTTACCTGAATAAACTGGTCTTCCGTGATCGTGCCCTGATTCATAGCGACACGCGCTTGATACAGAATCGTTTCCGCCGTGACCTTGCCCAATTCGTAGGGCTTCACACTCTGGACTCCGGCGCAAGCCGACAGGCAGAACACCATTAAAACCATCAATAAAAGAATGTTTCGCTTTCTCATTGTTTCCCCCTTTCAAGGTGCTGTTATAATTTTTCTGTCTCTTTCTGCGTTCGCTGCCGGCATCGCAAATTTACGAACTGCGTAATACCAAAGCCACGCCCGCCACTTAAACATCTTGTCCTGTATGCAAAGGTCCCGCAGGTAGGCATCGGCATATTTCCGGTTGTGCTGCCCGATCAGGTCCGATCTCATAAGCTGATAAAGAGCGTCATGGACCAGTGCGCCACGCATGGATGATTTTGTATCAATGGTCGGTCCGCTGGCGCCATCCCAGGCATACCCTTTTTTAATCGTTAATAATCCGTCCATGTGCAGGCATATAAAAGGTACGCTTATTTCATATCCGGTAATCACGGTCTGAATGGAATAATCTTCCGCGAGCTGATACTTATAGCCTGATGTGTATTTGATCTGATTCCTCATCGTAACTTCCTTATCTCGCCGCACAGTTTCAAAACCCTGAAAATATGCCCCTTGACATACTTCGGCTTTGAATTATTCATGTAACGGATCATTCTCAAAATCATGTACTCCTGCCAATTTTCCGGCTTCTGCAAGAGGATTTCCTGATTTCCGCCGCCAGGTAACCGCGGATCGTTCTGCGGATTAACCTGTGAATCAAACAATGCAATATCGAGAGGAAAGGGAGCGTTATCGCAACCCGCAGGAATCCAATATTTTTTGAGATAGATTTCTTTTGCCTTTTTGAGCGTGAGGTTCTTAACATCGACATCTGGATTATATCGTTTGCTGATTCCATATTTCGTTGCTCCGCCCGGGTCGTCAGGATCGTTGGTGTAAGTTGCGTTACCCTCTAGGTTCAGAGTGAGTTTAACGCCAATTTCGTAAGATGAACGCATTACTTTTCTTCCATATGCTTAATAATTCGCTGGTCTATGGTATCCAGCCGTTGCGCGATATATTCAAAACGCGTTTCTGTTTTTGTAAGACGATCGCCGTGATCCGACAAACAATTAAAAGCATATGCAGCAAAGCTTGCAAAAAGAACGATCACCAATGATAGCACTGCCCAAAGACTGAAAGTAACGGTTGTCTCCGGAGATTGCCGATTATTAACCCCATTGTCATTTTCATCATCATGTCTGTGTTTTGGCGTCATCTGATCACTTCCTTTACTTTGCAATTAATAATTCTTTTGCGGCTTTTCCCTCTGCGCGGCATTTCTCGACATGGGCGTTCCATTCATCAGCTTCTTTGCTTGCTCCCAGCCTCAGCATTTTGATCTCGTCGTTCACAGTGTATCGCGCCCTGATTTTTTCTACGGTCTGAGCGTCTATTTTGTCGGCCTCAAGATTCGCCTCAATCAGTAAAACCGGCTGTTCGGCTGGCAGGGTCACGCTGTCCGGCACTTCCACGTAGGTGAATCCGTCAAGCTCGCCGAGCACCTGGATGCGCTCTTTGAGTTTCAGCAATTCGTAATCCGGCTCAACCAGCGCATGGGTTGTAATCGGCGTGATAATTTTTCGGTATTTGTATTGCTTTGCCATTCTTGATAGCCTCCCTGATTATTTTGAGCATATAGGTTAAAGAGTTTGTGCCTTTCGCGTGGCCCAGCAGCGAATTGATGGAATCCGGTTTCTGCGCCTGGACCATGCGGTGAAATTTAAAAAGGCTGTATTTCCGGATGACGGATATTGTCCGCCACATGCGATAACCGCAGAAGTTTATTCCCTTGCGCACTTTGGCGATGCTGCTTTTGGATAGCGTCAGGCCAAGGTTATTCTGTAAAAATTCGATAACTGTTTTCCGGTAATCGAGGCACTTATCGCGTGACAAACCGATAAGCAGAAAATCGTCAACATAACGGACGTAATGCCTGATTTTTAAGACGCGCTTGACAAAATGATCAAGCGGATTGAGATAAATCAGCGCATAAATCTGGCTCAATAAATTGCCGATAGGAATGCCGATGGGCGTTTCCATTTCGGCATACATCATCATTACGTCAACAAAGCGGCTGTCTTTGATTTTGACCTCAATCAACTTGCGCAAAATATCCCTGTTGATCGTGTAGAAGAATTTCCGCACGTCCATTTTCAGGATATAGTCATCGCCGGAATGTTTGCGCATATACTGACGAGCGCAATGGGCCGCTTTATGCGTCCCGTAGCCGACACGGCACGCGAAAGATTGATCAATAAATGACCGGTCGAAAATGTGATAAATCGTCCGGTAAATAGCGTGCTGGACAATCACGTCCTTAAATGTCGGAGCGTGGATGACGCGGCGCTTCGGCTCGGTAACGACAAATTGCACATAGGGATCCGGGTGGTAAGTACCGTCCTGCAATTGATTGTAGATCATGTTCAGATTGCTGCCGAGGTTTCGCTCAAATTCAAAACAGGCGCGGCGCGAACGTTTCCCGCGCCGGGCGTCAAGGTACGCCAGATAAAGATTTTCTTTGCTGAAAGCTGTCTGAAATAAATTTCCGTATCGTTTCATTTTTATTTCCCGTAAATCCCTGGTCTTCGGTTCCCCTACCAAAAAGGGATGGTTTACAGATTTCGCGTAACGCCGGATAGCATATCCCTGTTGCTCCACGTTCCTCATTTGAGGTTTGAGGTTTGAGCAGTAGTCGAGACGAAACCCCATATTATTGTTCGCATTCGTGCGGTTGTTGTTCCAATTGGAATTCCAGACACCGGCATTCGTGCTATTGCTCCAATTCCCGGACGAGAGGAGGCACATTTTAATATGCTACCCGTTACCAACGATTCTCCTCCTTGATTTTTAATATCCAACCGCCGATCATCCGGCCCAGATCATCGATGATGGAATTGATGGCCAGATAACGATGCGGCCCCGGATTTTCTTTCGTTTTTGCACCGCCTATAAAATCAAAATAGCCAAGTTCATTGGCCAGCATGAACTGCATACGCAGCTTTTCATGCGTGATGTCCAGTTCCGTCAGGGTGGTTTTCTTGTGATACCTTTTTTGCGCTTCTGTAATGAGATCATAAAGTTCATAAGCCGTATTCCTGATTCTGTTGGCCAAAGCGTATTTCTCGTGCTTTGGAAAATGATTAAGATAAATGTTCATTAGCTTCACAAACTCCATGTACTTTCTATTCAACTGTGCTTCACTATGTGCTCCCATCGCTTCGCTATCGCTCGCTTTAACAATTTATTCAGGATAACAGGCGAGACGAAACCCCACAGCAATGTACGCAAACGTGCGGTAGCTGCTCCAATAGGAACCCCAGACACCGGCACTCGTGCTAGAGCCCCAATTCCCGGACGAGAGGAGGCACATATCGTTTATAAAATACTGGTAAAAATAATCTTTCCCGAATAAATTTGTTCCGGTTGCATCAATGGCATTGGATGTCATCGGGAATCCCGCGCCGGTCAAGAGCCAGTTCGCGCCTGACGTATCGCCAGACAGAACCTGTGCAGTCCCTGACCCTATTCGCATTGCGTAGGAGTAGCCGGGCTTGAACGGCGGCGTAAATGCGGTCATGGTCGCAGCAATACCGGTCGCTCCCCAATGATCGGTAGCCAATGAGTTTCCGGACGTGTAGGATTTCATCGCCACACTTGTGTTGGTGGCGTAGGTCGTGCCATAGGTTACTGTGCCGTTGGCCGCCCACGCGCTTAATGCACTGCTGTCCAAGACTATCGTAAACTTATCATCAGCCGTCTTTGTAATTTGCCATATTTTTCCGTTGATGGCTGTCGCCAACGTTCCGGCGTCAATTGAGTCGATTTGTATTAATGCGCCTGTGGATAGGCCGTGATTGGTTGAGGTTGTGATTTCGCAGGGATTGGCGTTGGAAATTCCACTGATTGTTTTCGTGCCAGTCAGAGCCGTAACTCCGAGTTCAATCTCCCACATTCCACCGTTGATATCGGCAACGCCGCTATCCTGCCCGTTGTGTGTGGTTTTGGCGAACTGCACACCGGAGCCCGTCGTGCATGTATTGGAGTAACCGTCAAAAGTGTAAATCACGGTCGCGTCGTCGTTATCCTTTAGCGCGTTGCTGTTGCATCCCTTGGGATAATTATAGGTAGTGTTGTACCACGCGGCATTTGTGGCGGTCTGAGAATACTGCCCATGAACCAACGACAACATCGCCAGAGCAGCATTTTGAAAAACAGATTTGACATGGAATATAGAACTGGCGTTGACATTACCGTTAGAGCCGTCGCGACGATGAGCTAAATCAACAGCGCTGTAATTATAATTTGCTCCTCCGGTTAAATCGGCGAAAGGATTGTGATTTGCGGATGACGATAGTGGTTTGCCTCCCTTGATTGATGCTGCCGTATAACCTGCGCCGTTGGCCACTTTGGAGTTTTTATATTTATCGACGAAAAAACCTTTTTGTTCCTTGCCGCCGTCGTAGAAAGCCCGGTGCAGCGCATATCCGGCGACGTTGGCGGCTGTGGCGTTGGCAAAGTCGTAATAGCCTTTAATCTGAATAGAGTTATTGCCGTAAGTAATTATTGTATCATTGAACTCAAATCCAGTTCCAAATCCCTTCGTAGCTTGACCGCCAGAAGTATATGCTCCGTAACCGGAAGAATCCACGCCGATGGTGTATTCG